CTATGGGGATCAATTACAAACACTAATTTACAATTATTACAACAAGCAGTATCGGGTTATGTAGAAGTAACTTTAAGCACTGGCACAACTACATTAAGTTTGGCAGATGGATCGTCGAGCGCGAATGGTAAAAACCTTTATATTAAAGTTGTAGGAACTTTATCTGGTAATGCAAGTTTAGCTATGCCTGCATCAACAACAGGTGGTAATGCAAACAGAGTATTTTTTGTAGAAGATGGAACTACAAGAGGTTTAGCTGCAGATAGTTACACTGTAACTTTACTTACAACAGGTCAAAGTGCATCTACACAAGTTCCTTTACCTGAAGGTGCAACAGCTTTAGTTTATTCTAGAGGTAGTGTTCCAGCTACATCGTTAGGTATGTTACAAAAAGGATTTACAACTGTAACAGCTGCAGACAAAACTACATACACAGCAGTTCCAGGAGATCAAATAGGTGTAGATACAGTAGCTAATATTGTAACAATTACTTTACCTGCAGGAGCAGTTGGTGATGAAATAGTTATTATGGATGTATCAGCATCAAATGGTTTTGGAACTAACAAATGTG